CAAAAGCTAAGTTAGCTGCTGCTAGAGAGGCAAATGATCTAGGAGCGGAAACAGAAGCTATGGCTTCAATTTCTGAGTTAGGATACAAAAAAGCAAAATATCTTGAGGCCAAGGAAGCTCAGGATAGAGTAGCAAAGCGTAAATCACAACCAATGCCTTCTTTACAGGATGCTATGAAATCACCTCAATTACCTGCTGATCCAAAAGCAGAAGGTTGGGCTGAGAAAAATAGCTGGTTTGGAACAGACTCTGCAATGACGTATACAGCGTTTGATATCCACAAAAGACTGACTGAAGACCAAGGTTTTGACACTTCAAGTGACGAATACTATGCAGAAATTGATAAGCAAATGAAGCTTGCATTTCCGCAGAAATTTGGTACAACTGATACTAAGGAATCGACCAAACCGGTACAACAAGTAGCTTCAGCGAAGCGAAGTACAAATACAGGTCGCAGAAAAGTCAGACTCACTTCTTCTGAGCTAGCAATCGCTAAAAAATTAGGAGTGCCACCTGAAGAGTACGCAAAACAAAAACTAAATATCACGAAGGAGGTATAAGCGTATGAAAAATGAAGACAAAAAAACTTCCCGTGCGAGCCAAACTAGAGAAAAGACAGCTCATAAAAAAGTTTGGACTCCACCATCATCTTTAGATGCACCCCCTGCGCCAACAGGTTTTAGGCACAGATGGTTAAGAGCTGAGTCCGTAGGGTTTTCGGACACTAAGAACATTCAAGGCAGATTACGATCTGGTTATGAATTAGTAAGAGCGGATGAATACCCAGATTCAGACTATCCAGTTGTCGAAGACGGCAAATACAAGGGGATTATCGGAGTTGGTGGCCTAGTGCTCGCTAGAGTACCGGAAGAGATCGCAAAACAGCGGACTGACTATTACCAAAGACAGCACGCTGATAAAGTAAAAGCAGTAGACTCCGATCTCATGAAGGAAGAGCATCCGAGCATGCCTATCAATATAGATAGACAGACTCGAGTTACTTTCGGTGGTACAAAGAAAAGTTAATTTTTTAACGATTCTACCCCCGGATAAACTATAACAATATGTTCAAAGGAGGACATAAATATGGCAAATCAAGACAGCGCCTTTGGTCTAAGACCAATTGGCAAAGTAGGCCAAAATAGAGATAACCAAGGTTTATCCGAATATGCTATCGCGGCAAGTGCGACTGCTATATATTTCCAAGATCCAGTGAAAGCACTGGCGACTGGTTATATTGGCGTTGCAGCAGCAGGCGAGGCACTATTGGGTTCACTAAACGGGATCTTCTACACGGCAGCAACAACAAACAAGCCTACGTGGGCTAACAATCTGGCAGGTTCAAATGCAGCCACAGATATTGTTGGTTTCGTAAGCGATGATCCGTACGAAAGATTCGAAGTTCAAACAGATAACTCAGGTGCTTCGGCACAAACTGACGTTTTCATGAACTACGATATCTTGTATGCGGCAGGCGATTCAGCTAACTACGTTTCAAAAGTAGAACTAGATGATTCAACTCTGCATTCAACTACAGGTCAGTTAAAAGTACTAGGTGTTTCGAAAGAAATCAAAAACAACGATTTAGCATCAGCTAATACAAACTTCGTTGTTACGATTAACGAACACTTTATTAAACAAGTAGCAGGTATATAAGGAGGAATAATTATGGCTATATCACGAGGACAACTAGTTAAAGAACTAGAGCCAGGTTTGAACGCTTTATTCGGCCTGGAGTACAAACGCTATGAAAATCAGCACGCAGAAATATATGCGGAAGAATCTTCAGACAGAGCTTTCGAAGAGGAAGTTATGTTATCAGGATTTGCAAATGCCGCAGTTAAACCAGAAGGTTCTGGCGTAACTTTTGACTCAGCTCAAGAGACTTACAGCGCTAGATATACGCACGAAACAGTTGCGTTAGCCTTCTCAATAACTGAGGAAGCAATCGAAGATAACCTGTATGACAGACTCGCTTCTAGATATACAAAAGCGTTAGCTAGATCGATGGCAAACACAAAACAAGTAAAAGCAGTTACACCTTTAATTCAAGGGTTACCTGGAGCGAGCGGAACTACTTTCACCACTGGTGACGGTTCTTTATTGTTCGCGACAAGTCACCCGACAATCGCGGGTACTGTTTCTAACACGTTGGCTACACAAGCCGACTTGAATGAAACTTCATTAGAACAATCATTGATAGACATTGCAGCAATGACAGACGAAAGAGGTCTTAAAATTGCAGCAAGAGGTACTAAAATGATTATCCCTTCTGAAAATCAATTCAATGCTGAAAGATTGATGAAATCTCAAGGCAGAGTTGGAACAGCAGATAATGACATCAATGCTATCCGTTCAATGGGAATGATCCCACAAGGATACAGAGTTAATAACTTTGTAACTGATACGGATGCTTGGTACATCATCACTGATGTGCCTAATGGAATGAAATATTTCAATAGAGCACCAATCAAAACTGCGATGGAAGGCGATTTCGATACTGGAAACGTAAGATACAAAGCTAGAGAAAGATACAGTTTCGGCTGTTCTGACTATAGAGGTATTTTCGGCGTTGAAGGTGCTTAATCAATAAACTTAGGAATGAGGCGGCCTTAAAATCGCCTCATTTCGATAATAAAGTAAGAAATAACAATGAAAAAGGACTTTCTCATCACTATAATTGCCTACGGATACCGCACTAAATTTCCAATAAAGTGTCAAGATTCTTCCGAAGCTATGGAACAATCTATAGTTGACAAATTGGGAGAAAAAAGTGTAAAGTGGGACGAAACAGGATTTTACGACAAACGTCGTAAATGGATAACCTATGAGGAGGTTATAAATGATCCAAGACCTATACAAGGCCAAGAAGTCATTGGAGCTAAGTTGGGAGCAGGAGCATAACGTATACGGTAAGTATACTCTCAATATGGTTAGGATAGATGATAAAATTAAAGAAGTCATCACCGAAATCAAGCTGGAAGAAGGCAAAATTGCAGACCGAGAAAATGCAATTCAAAACGCAGCTCCAGAAGTGTCAGTAGCCACTTAAATAAAAAAGCTACATCACTGAAATCAGCACTTCATCACGGGATATCTTGCACTAAATTTAAATTTAGCGTATAACTTTATCACTATACAATTAATTAAGAACGTAGACGAGTATAGTCGACGGCCTAGAGGCTACGTTCATAAAAACTAGGAGGATAATATGGCAACAACTACATTTTCCGGACCAATAAAAGCCGGAACAATTAGAAACACAACTGGTACAACACTAGGATCAAACTATAAAAACGTTGGTCAAGTGGTTATGAGTCAATCAGAAGCTGTTACACAAGCTTCTGGAGCAACTACAATCATTATACCAGCGAACAGTCAGATTCTTACCATTACCTTATCGGTTAATGTTGTTTGGACTGGAGTAGCATCTACATTAGGTGTAGGAACCACGGCATCTGCTACAGCTTTCACAGCTGCAGACGCAGTGGCAGGCGGAGCACTCGGACTTATTGATGTGACTTCTGCTGCTTTAAGTGCTAACGCGACAAGAGTTAATAATCTTGCAGATGTTGGTAGTACTGATGTTAAGTTACTTATAACAAGCACGAATACAGGAGATGGCACTGGTTATCTTACTGTAACATATGCTCAAAATAATAATTTAGCATAATAATAAAATAATGTGAGCTCCTTCGGGAGCTCACTATTAAGGAGAAAAAAATATGAGTACATATCCAGTAGATATAAAAGTTAAAAGAATAACAAGTGTGGTGGCTAATCAAGAAATTTTTGGGGGTCCCGCAAGAATTTTAGGATTTTCGGCTAATTGTACAGCAGGAGCAGGAACGATTGATTTAGAAGATGATGGAACATCTTTAGGTGTTTGGGGAACTCCAGATGGTTCTTCAAGTCCAATGGTTTATAATGTTACTTTACCTGGTACAGGTATTAAATGTAATACTAAGCCCACTTGTTCTTTGTCTACAATTGCGGATGTAACATTCTACTACGGCTAGGAGGATAAATGGCTACGTCGGGAACAGCAACATTTGATAGAACGTTTTACATAGATGATACCATTAACGAAGCTTTTGAAAGATTAGGAATCTTTGAATTACCTGGCGGTTATTTAAAATCTGCCAGACGTT